ACGCATTTTGAAGTGCGCAACGCCTATGGCACACCGATAGACCCGGCAGGCTATGCAGGCGTGCGGAACGCGGTTGGCACTTATACGGATACAACGGACAAGGAGGACGACATGAAATTTTTGAAGGTGACAAGCGGCAAATGCGAGGTGTTCACCGCGCCCAATGTGAATGCGGTGGACAAGCACTATAACGGCGGAAAGCTGACCGAGGGCGTGTGCTACCCGGTGCAGGCCGAGGTGGGCAGCTCCGGCGGGTACAGCTGGGTTCGCATCTTCGTGGCGGGAGTGCAGCGTTACGCCGTGGTGCTGGCCGACCGCTGCCAGCTTGTGACGCTTTCCCCGGGCGACGCGTTCACGGCCTGCGTGGCGCAGGGAGGAGATACGGCGGAGCTGGAAAAGCAGCTTGAGGTAGCAAACGCACGAGCGGATGAAGCAAACAAGCGCCTTGCGAATATCAAGGCATACGTCGCGGGGGTATAGGCCAGTGTGGGATCATATTCAAAAGTATTGGCTTACTTATGCGATGGGGATTGTTGCGGGCGGGCTTGGGGCGCTCTGGAAATGGGTGCGGGGGAAGTTTCGCACGTTGGATGCCATGAAAGATGCAAACCTGGCACTGCTGCACGACAGGCTGTACCAGGGCTGCAAACACTATATCGCACAGGGCCACATCGACGTGGATAGCCTGAAAAACATCGAATACCTGTACCGCGCCTACCATGCGCTGGGCGGTAACGGGACAGGCACTGAATTATATAACCGGGTGCAAAAGCTACCCATCAAGGAGGACTGATTTTATGGATATTTCTGTATTTGGGCTGGGCACCGTCGCAGCCATCACCGTGCTGTGCTATCTCGCCGGTACGGGCGTGAAAACCACGCCGCTGGACAACAAGTACATACCGGTCATCTGCGGCGGCACTGGCCTTGTGCTGGGCCTTGTAGCCCTGTATGCGGGCATGCCGGAGTTCCCGGCGGCGGACCCAATCACGGCGGCAGCTGTGGGCGCGGTGTCCGGCCTTGCGGCCACAGGCATCAATCAGGCCGTGAAGCAGCTAGGGAAAACCGAATAGAAAAAGGACACAGGCCCGCCCAG